ATTTGGTCGGCTGTAAACTTCATCTCTGGAACACTCGCGGGCTTACCTTTACACGTCTATGAGCGCACCTCTAAAGGTCGCCGTCAGATCAACGGGCCGCTCGCTCGGATCCTGCATGACGCCGTCAGCGATGACATGTCATCTTTTGAATGGCGCAAATATATGTATGAGCAGGTTTTGACGGGCGGGCGGTGCGTAACCTACATCGAGCGCCGCAACAACGGCCAGGTGATGAACCTCTACCCGCTCGACCCTGGTCACACTCGCGTCGACCGTGTCATGCGCGATGGCAAGATGGTGAAGCTCTATCGATATTTGGGTTCAACCTACGAAGCCCGCGACGTGATCGACATCTCTTTTATGATCAAAGCGAACCAGCTCGACGTTCGTGGACCAATCGCGGCAAACAAAGACGCCATCGGCATGGCCATCGCTGCATCAAGATACGGCTCTAAGGCTTTTCAATCAGGCGGTATTCCGCCCGCTGTTATTCAGGGACCATTCCAGAGCGGCGCTGCGGCTGTTCGTGCGTCTGATGATATTGCGAACACAATGGGCAAGCTGGCCAATGAGGGCAAGCCTGTCATGGCCTTGCCTTTAGGTCACGAGATAAAAACATTCGGCTTTAATCCTGAGCAAATGCAGCTGCTCGAGCTTCAGCGGTTCAGCATCGAGCAAATCGCGCGCATCTACAGCTTGCCGCCTGTTTTCCTTCAGGATCTTAGCAACGGCACATATTCAAACACAGAGCAGCAAGATTTGCACTTTGTGAAGCACACGCTCAAGCGCTGGATCGAGCAGACTGAGCAAGAGTTGAACCTGAAGCTATTCCCGCGCAATTCAAACCGCTACATTGAATTTAACGTTGACGGCCTATTGCGTGGTGACTTTAAAACCAGAATGGACGCGCACGCGGCATCGATCCAAAACGGAATCAGAACGCCGAATGAGGTGCGCGACTCAGAAAACCTCGGACCTCTACCCGGCGGCGACGACCTGATGATTCAAGGGGCGACAGTTCCTATTCGAACACAAGGAGGGACTGACTGATGCCTGTCCCTACAGAGGCAATGGCGAGAGAAGCGCAGCGCGGCCTTGATTGGCGTCGTGAGTATGGGCGAGGCGGCACAGAGGTTGGCGTTGCCAGAGCCAGAGACATCGCAAACCGTCGCAACCTTTCGATGGAAACCGTGAGGCGCATCAAGGCTTATTATGATCGACATCAGTCAGACCGTGATGCCGAGGGCTTTTTCAGCGGCGAGGACGGGTTTCCTAGTGCTGGTCGCATCGCTTATCAACTCTGGGGATCTTCACCGGCTGATGAGAGTTACAACTGGGCGAAGCGTATTCTGGAACAAGAGGACGACGAGAGGCCATATCCAGGCGAACACGCCGCTCGAATCATGAATCCTGACGTTTTTGACGAGTTCAGCCGGGTAAATGATCAAGGCGGAGATGGTATAGATTTTATTTTTGGTGTAAGATCAGACGGGTCGACGGATGTCCAATCCATCCGATTTGACGCTGATTTGTACACAGAGCAACAAGCGCTTGATTGGTTGAGCGAGCATGATTTTGAGGTTCTAAAGTTTGAGCCCGCACTTCCGGAGGCTGAAGAAATGAACGACAGAGCAGAACCAGACGAGCTTCAGGTCGACGATTATGTGACATGGGACAGCTCAGGCGGCGAGGTTTATGGCCGGATATTACGCATTGAGCGCGATGGTGTGATCAACGTCCCCGGCACTGAGTTCGAGATAACCGGAACAGCTGAAGATCCAGCGGCTTTGATCATGGTCTATCGTGAGACTGGGGACCATCAGGCACGCGCGTCGGTCACAAGTTTAGCACATTGACCAAGGTTCAGGAGCGCTATGGCAAGGACAAAGACAAGCGCCATATCAAGAAGATTGAAGAAACCGACGACGAGATCATCATCACGTTCGGCAAATCCGAGCAGTACGTCGAGCCCTCAGATGAGATGATGAACGACCGCGAGTTTAGACCGGCGCGAAAGGTTGAAGTACGCGAAGGCCATGACGGATCGATCAAGGTTGCAGGTTATGCGGCTGTGTTCAACGAGGAGACAACAATCGGCGGACAGTTTCGCGAGATGATTGCGCCCGGCGCTTTCACCAATGCAATCGGGCGCGATGATGTTGTTTTCTTGATCAACCATGAAGGCTTGCCGCTTGCTCGAACAAGATCAGGCACGTTGACACTCAGAGAAGATGATCGCGGGCTTTACATGGAAGCCATGCTTGATATGTCCGATCCTGATGTTCGCAGCATCGTCCCGAAAATGAAGCGCGGCGATCTGGACAAGATGAGCTTTGCTTTTATCCCGGTTCGCCAGAGCTGGTCTGAGGATGTCATGCCGCTTCGCACTGTCGAGGAGGCGCAGCTGTATGACGTCTCTATTGTTACGACGCCAGCATACAACCAGACAGAAATCGGCTTACGTCATAAGCCGGCAAAGAAAGAAAGCCTAGTTATGCGCAGATTACGCATGAAAGCGCGATTGCTAGGCAAGTGACAGCGGTTCCCGCTGATGCCCTTTGTTTTCCGCGGCTTGGGCAACCGTAAAAAGAGAGGAGGCCATAATGGCTGATATTCGTGAATTGCGGGAGCAGATGGCACGCATCGCTACAAACGCCCGCGCAAAATTAGACGAGGCTATGGGTGAAGAAGAAGCCCGCGCCGCAGAGATCGAGCGTGAGTTCGACTCAATGATGGCTGAGCACGACCAGATTAAGGCTCGTGTTGAGCGTGAAGAAAAACTAGCAAAGGTAATGGCCGACGCTGAAGCATTTGACATCAGCAAGCGCCCAATGCTCGACGCTCGTTCTTCTTCAGCTGTCGACGCTGGATTGAACATTGACTATCGCCAAGCGTTCTATAGCATGTTGGCAAACGGTGGCGAGGCCCATGTTTCCCCAGAGGAGCGTGCGGTTCTTGTTGAGCAACGCGCTCAGACAGCCGGAACCAACTCAGCTGGCGGTTTCACCGTTCCAACTGAATTGGCTACATTCATCGAGAAAGCGATGATTGCAACCGGACCGATGTACGGCAACGAGTTTTTCACTGTGATCAACTCAACCGATGGTCGCACATTCAACATCCCAACAGTTGACGACACAGCTGTGACAGCTGAGGCACACACCGAAGGCGGAACAGTAACAGACGACGGCGGCAAAGACGTCACATTCGCTCAGAAATCACTCGGCGCTTTCGCGTTCAACACAGAATGGGTTCGTTGGTCAGCTGAATTGAACGTTGATTCAATCCTCAACATGGAGTCACTACTTGGTGAGCTTCTTGGTGAGCGTTTGGGCCGCATTGCAAACAGCAAGTTGACAACCGGCTCTGGTTCTTCAGATGTTGAAGGTATCGTGACCAACTCAGCAGCAGGAAAGGTTGCAGCCGCAACCGGCGCTGTAACAGCTGACGAAATCATCGACCTGATTCACTCTGTGGATCCTGCTTATCGCTCTGCCCCAAACACAGCGATCATGATGGATGATTCAACACTCGCAGCTGTTCGCAAGTTGAAGGACGGCAACGGCAACTATCTCTGGCAGATGGGCAACTATCAGGCTGGCATCCCACAGAACCTCTTGGGCTATAACGTAGTTGTGAACCAAGACATGGCTGGCATCGGCGACGGCGCATCTTCCAAGATCATGCTGTTCGGCGATATGTCAAAGTTCTACGTTCGCAAAGTAGGCGCGCCAAGCCTCTACGTTGCACGCGAGCGCTTTGCTCCAGACTTCGGATTGCTCGGATACATCCGCTTTGATGGCGTTTTGACCAACGTCAACGCTATCAAGCACCTAGCCACAGCGGCTGCTTAAAAATAACAAGGCGAGGCTTTCGGGCCTCGCTTTACCCTCAAGGAGATTGAAATGGCTAAAATTAAACAAAATAACAAGGCGAGGCTTTCGGGCCTCGCTTTACCCTCAAGGAGATTGAAATGGCTAAAATTAAACTACTGACATCAATGGCTGGCGCTGATTTTGTGTACGACTTTGGTCAAATCATCGACGTCGATGCAGCAACAGCGAAGCGTTATGTCGAGGCTGGCATTGCTGAGCTTGTAGCAGAGCCAAAGGTCGAAACAGCAACAGCAAAGCGCACAACGCGCAAGGCTGCATTAAATTATAAGGGTTAAATCATGGCCGCTCCCCTATCTTGCCACCACAGCTTGGAATTGGTCGACGCTCCGCTTGTCGAGCCTATCACCTTGGCTGAGGCTAAGGCACAGATGAGGGTTGAGCACAGCGACGATGACGCGCTGATCGAGCGTTTGATCGACGTCGCCATAAACTACACCGACGTGACAGGTGCGCTTGGAAAGGCGATGATCACGCAAAAATGGGGTCAATGGATAGCGCCAAATCCGAGCACAGTTACACTTATTCTCGGGCCTGTTCAATCTGTAACAGCCGTCAAATACTATGACACGGACGGCACTCTACA